GTAAATACCTAATCGTGTAATGACAAGTCCTTAGTATCTAATTAAACAGTGTTCAATTAGATACAATTACAATATCAAGGGCATGCCCTAGCTAAGTCAACATAATTCTAAATTATCTTAAGTAATTTATACAGGCTAACCCTCAATACAAAATAAAACCGATAACATTTTTGCAAATAAAAAGTTATTTTTTAAAAAAAATCTCTAAATTTTAAAAATTTCCCACAAATTTCTAAAGTTTTTTTAGACCCCCCTAGGGGGGTAAACCCTGCGGCATGCTCTATCTATTGGGTAGCCGCCTGTAATTTTTTGAAAATTCAAATAAAACCTTTTGGTTTTCAAAACAAATGGTGATACCATATAACAAGGAGCAAACAATGGATATTAAATTAGAACTAAAAGTCAAAGAACTTGAAGACATTATCGAGCAACATGAAAAAAAGATTAAGCAATTAATCTGTGATATGCGTTATGTTAAAGAAGTCAGTAGAGAAAATAGCGAAAGAAACAAGAGTTATTTAAAAGAGCTTAACGAATTAACTTCTACTAGAGGCAAGGCAAGAGAAATAAAGGCAAAAGCCAGAGCAACCAAGCAGTATGCCAATGAGTTAAAGAAGGCGGCTGAGATTGAACAAGAGTGTAGATGAGATATTGCGTAATCGCAAGTTCAGCCCAGTAGAGAAGTTATTAGACCTCTACGAGGAACTTGAAGAAGATGGTGAGTATATCAGGGAGCAGATAGACGCAAACCCAGAACTCGGTACTATAATCAACCCAGTAGACAATCAAAAGCTTCGTGAGCGTGTCCTCAGTAGCGTTATGAAGTGCAAACAGACAGAAGACGGCTTACGTATTAAATTGGCTCAATTAGACGCTGCTAATCCAAACAGAGATAGTGGCCCAGTACAGGGTATTATTATGAACCACGTAGAGCGTACTTTGCCAGATGGTAGGATCATAATTGAGAAGGTAGCACAAATTGCCACAGATAAGAACCAATCCTAATTGGGACGACAGTAATTTTGTTGACTACAGTAAGTTGTCAACTAAGCAGCGTAAGGAGATGGTGGAAGATCCTGACCACGAATTTAATTATGCAAACACTTACGACCCTAATGATTATGATGAGATAGTTGAGAAGTATGACAACAAAGATGCGGTGTTACCTCAGAACGCAGTAGATGTGTGGGGTGGTTTCGTACCGACATTTTATCAGTATGAGTGGTATAAGCACTTTACCCAAGTAGAAGAAGGTGGTGGCTTTAGGCGTAATATTGAGGGCACTTGTGTAATTCATAGGCGTGGTGGTAAGACTACTGGTACTATTCCTTGTGTATTATTGCCGAGGTCTTTAAATGACCCAGGTTTATATTTGCATATATTCCCTACTTTAACTCAGGGCAGGGGTGCTTTGTGGACTGGTATGGGTAAGATCACAAGGGATATGGCAACTTGTGCAATCCCTTACCTAGAGCTGATTCCAAAAATGTATTGGGTTAAGCGTAACAATCACGAAATGACATTAGAGTTATCTAACGGCAGTATTTATAGGTTAGGTGGAGCGAGGGGTGCAGATGGTACTGCTAATCATTGGCGTGGTTTCAACCCAATGGGTGTGATCGCTGATGAGTATGGTGAGTGGAATGATGATGTGGTAAGTGAGATATTCGGGCCAGTGTTAGCTCAGAATGGTGGCTTTATATTTCGTATTGGCACTCCTAAGGGCGAAAATCAGTTTTTCAGGGATTATATGTACGACTTGGAAAGTGAGAATGAATGTAACCGAGCGTGGTTATTAAGCATTGATAAGACTTATTACAATGATGGTAGCCCGATTATCACGAGGGAGTATATTGAGAAGGAATTAGCGAGGGGCGTTGACCCAGAGATTATTCAGCAGGAATATTATTGTTCTTTTAAGGCGGCTGCAAGTGGAGCTTGGTATAAACACTCTATGAGCCGTATTGATGAGGAAGGTCGTATCCGCAAGTTATCTTACAACCCAAATCATAGGGTAGAGGTGGACTGGGATTTAGGTGGTAGTGATGCTTTTGTAGCTGGTATCCGTCAGTCGTATGATGATTACCATAGGTATATTGATTGCATTAAGATGGAGAGCGTCCCTATTGGTGTGGTGATGGACGCAGTATTAGCTAAATACCCTGGTGTGCATACTCATTATTTTCCCCATGATGGCAAGATGCGAATTGATATGGTAGATCATTTTCAAAGTCGTATTGAGGCATTGCGTAAGCGAGGTATCAATAATATCGTACAAGTCCCTCGTACAAAGAGTTTGGGAGATGGCGTACAAGTAACGAAAGAATATTTAGCTAAGTGTGTGTTTGATGTTGAAAATTGTAATGAGTTAATAAGTAATTTGCGTAACTACAAGAAGAAGTTTAACAAGACGACTAATAGTTACATAGATGCGGCTGTGCATGATGAACATTCTCATGGTGCAGACATGGTTCGTACTGGAGCGACAGCGTATAAGTTGTGTATGTTTGCGATTGATAATGGTTTAGGTGGTGGTAGAATGTTGCGTAAAAAGCGGTTAAGTCGGATAGCCAAATTTAATTATGGAGTATAATGTTTTTATGAAGTCAGGAGTACCACAAGTAATATCACCTGTAACGGCTTTAGGCGGTCTAAAATCAAAAGTTTTTGGTGAGGGTTATGACGAATTACCTTTTGGATTAACAGAGCGAGGTTACAGACGTTCATTGCGTAGAAAGCAAGAAAATTTAATTGAGCGTTTAGGTATGCGTTTAGGTATTGCAGGTATCAGCGAGTCTACAGATGTGGTGGGTTTTGAGAAAACAAAAAGGGATAGCCAAGTATGAGCATAGCATCTGAGTGGTGTTCTAATTTTGATAATGTAACGAGTGTGCGTAGTAATTACGACATTGAGTTTAATCGTTTAAATAAATATTTATCGCCTAGTAGCGTAAAGTTTTTTCAATCTAAAAATGGTGATGGTAATGTAAACCGTTTAGAAATTTTTGATGGCACTCCTGAAAGAGCGAGTGACGATTTAGCCAGTAGTTTACTTGGTATGTTGTTAAACCCTTTACAGGACAAGTTTAGCTTAGTGCCAGCGAATAAGGAATTACGTGATAGTAAGATTCATAAAGACCAGTTAATTAAGGCAAAGAATTGGATTGTCGATCATTTAAGTAGAGCGGATACAAGCTTTATGAAGGCAATGAGCAGCGTTTTACAGAATGTGGTGAACTATGGTGATGGCCCGTTTTTTATTTATCGTGATAAGAAAAAGAAGTTAGTAAAGTTTGCTGCATTACCTAAGCAAGAAGTATATTTCCAGCGTGATATGTATGGAGATATAATTAATTACTATAGAGAGATTTACATGACTCCGATCCAGTTAAAGAGAGAGTTTGAAGCGGCTGGTGGAGATGGTAACGCACGTTATTGGAAAGAGATTAATGAGAAGATTAACACTGACCCAAATGATGAGCGTAAGGTAATTAACATTGTATTTGAGCGTGATGATTACAAGACACGCACTTTAAATGTTGCTGAGAAGAAGTATGCAAGTTTATGGATTGATTACGACCACAAAGTTTTATTAAAAGAGAGTGGCTATGATTACTTTCCTTTCTTTGCGCCAGCGTGGCGATTAAGTCCAGGAGAGGATTACGGCCGAGGCCCAGGACATAGAGCTTTACCAGATATTATCACTCTTAACTTGATGGAGAAAAACAATTTAGCGGCTGCTGAGGTAATGATTAAGCCCCCTCTCATTATGCCTTATGACATCATGGAAGATGATGTCGACTTATCTCCCGCCGCTATTAATTATATCCAGTTATCAAGAGCAATGTTTGGTACACAGTTTATAAAACCTGAGCCATTAAATGTTATACAGGATTTACCTATCAGTGTTCAGATGCAGGATAGGAAGCGTAATTTAATTTTATTAGCTTTTTACAATGACTTATTACAGGACGATAAGCGAGTTGAGCAAAGTGCGACCGAGAGTAACAATCGAATGATGAGTAACATTCGTAAGTTCAGTGGGCCGTTTAGCAATCTGGAGAACGATTTATTGCAAGCTGTAATTAAGGAAGTGTATCAAGCTGGTATTGAGTTTGGTGAGATAGAGGTAGATAGCGAACTTAAAGATGTGAACGTAGCGTTTACAACAGCAATGTATGAAGCGCAGCAACAGATGCGTTTACAAGCATTACAAGCCGCAGGTACAATCCTGACACAATTCTTTGCTGGTGGTATTCAGATACCAGGCATTAAGCAAGAGTTATTAGCGGAGTATGTATTTAAGGCAACAGGAGCGGATAGTAATTTATTGGAAGACCCAGAGGTAGCAAGACAGCAACTTGAGCAACAGCGTCAAGTACAACAGGATAGTGTTGACACTAGATCGTTTAAAGATGTTGCTAGTGGGTTGAAAGATATACAACAGATTGTATGATACAGACAAATTTAAAGTGGTGGTTAAATACCGTTGGAGCGGATTTAGGGACAGAAGAATTTACTAAGGCAAAGCGTTTTTTAGTAGAGGGTTCTTATAAAGAGTTTAGCAATAGTAAGTTTGGTGAAATAATTTTACATGAGCTATTTGATTTTTGTGGTTTTGATAAGGTGAACTACAGTAATGATTTCAAGCCAGAGACATTAGCTTTTTTAGAGGGACAGCGTAGCGTTTTATTGCACATATTACAGATGTGTGAAATGAGTCAATTAGTATTGATGAAGAAAGGAGCAAAGAATGGATAGTAGTGAAGCATGGTTAAAGGTTGAAGAAGCGACAAAAGATTATAATTTTGAGGAATTAAAATCTGTGTTTGGTGATTTACCAGAGGCAAAGACATTAGAGTCAGTAAAAAGTTTAAAGGGTCTAATGAAAAGTTATATAGACACAAGCCGTATGGTGGGTGATAAGAGCAAACGCTTACCAGATAATGATGCAGACTGGGAACAATTTTGGCAATCTAGGGGTAAACCCTCAGATCCTAGTGGTTATCAATTTGATTTACCTGAGTATCAATTACCAGATGATATTTATGATTACGTAGGTAAGAATTTACATGAAGCTAATTTAACGAATGAGCAAGCAAACAAGGTAATGAAAACATTTTTAAACCTTACAAAAGAAGATGCTGATAAGCGAGAAGCTGATTATGCAAAATCATTAGAAGAATTTACCAAGCAAAAAGAAGTACGCTTTGGTGATAAGTTATCTGAATACGACAACTTAGCTAAGAGTTATATTGACCAACTAAGTGAAGGTGCAGTCAAATCAAGTTTAGAAACATTGATGGCAAATCCAGATGGTTTAGAATTTTTAGCAAACTTAGCGCAAGCAGGAAATGAAAACCCAGGTGGGCCAGAGTATCGCCAGCCGAGTCGTAACACTGCAAAGACTGCAAGCGAGCAGCTTGAGGTATTAAAGCGAGATAAAAACTTTTTAGATAAATTGTTTGGTACTGATATGCGTATTCCAGCATTAGAGCGCAAGCGAGCAAAAGAATTATGGCAATCATTACATGAGCAAGCTGTCAAAGAAAAGTAATGTATAATAAAATTATCGGGTTGCTTTTATAGTCCGTATTTATAGAAGTCCGTTTATCGGGTTGCTTCAGGTAGTAGTTAATAAGTTTACAAGGAGAAAAAAATGGCTTATTCAGTTGATGAAGCATGGGTAAATCAGTATACGGACAACGTATCTTTATTATCCCAGCAACAAAATTCAGTGTTAGGTAACACTGGTATTAAAGGTGATGCAACAGGTGAATACAAGTTTTTTGAAAGAATTGACTCAGTTTCAATGTCAGCAAAAACTTCATCTAATTTAGCAACATCATTCACAGATGTAACACACGAGAAACGTGCAGTTACTTTTAGTGATTACGTAATCAACTTCTACTCTGATATGAGAGATGCAAAAAGAATGTTAATTGACGTTCAAAGCCCTTATGTTAGAGATGCAGTTGCAGCGTGGAATAGACAGATTGACAGCACAATCAATACAGCATTATTAGGTGCAGCGACTACAGGTTCAGGTGTAGGTGCAGCATTTACTTCTACTGCATTTGCTACTGCTACTCAAACTGTTGACGTATTGTTCCAAAGTGGAGACCCTATTGGTGCAGGTAACGGTACTGGTACTTATGGTACTAACACAGGTTTAACACTAGCTAAAATCTTAAAAGCTAGAGCTGTGTTACAACAAAACCATGCAGTACAACCAGGCGACAATATCTATTGTATTATCGGCCCTGACGAGGAAATTGATTTATACGGTATTAACGAATTTAAATCAATCGACTTTAATGACGAAAGACCATACACATTAGGTATCGACCCAGCAGGTTACATTGGTACTTTCTTAGGAGTAGATTTCTTAAGATATACTGGTTTAACTGAGACTGACCCAGCATCAGCATCTAACCACTACAGAAGTTGTTTAATGTACACTTCATCTGGTTTAGGGATCGTTAAAGGTGATGCACCTCAAGTAATGATCGCACCTAACCCTGAGAGAAACATGGCATTAACAATCCACGTAGAAGGTAGTGTTGGAGCGGTTCGTGTTGAGGAGAAAAAGGTAGTTGAAATCAGAACATCATCTGGTATAACTGACCCTTCGTAGTATGAGTAGCTCAATATCAAAGCTAACGGTTTACAACTTGGCCCTTGCAGAATTAGAGCAAGGGCCGATTGTGAGCCTTGCAAGCGACAATCAAAATGTCAAAACTTTAAACAACGCTTATGAATTAGCGTTACGCACTTGTTTAAAATCTCGTAACTGGGATTTTGCTACAACATTTGCAACATTGGTTTTAATCTCAGATGCAGACAACATTACACCATTCGCATATCAGTACGCATTACCTGTTGATTTTCTTGAGATACAAAAGATATATGATTCTGACAATAAGCGAGTGGATTATATTCGCACCGCAGATGGATTATATACAGACGCTTCTCCTGCTTATTTGCAGTATACAAAATATTTTGAAGATTATTCACAATTTGATGAGAATTTTATTGAATTAATCTCAATGACATTAGCAGAATTTTGTGCAGCAGAAATTACAGGTGATTTAAACAAGCAAGATTTTATTAGTAAAAAGAATGATAGGTTAGATGCAATCGCTGCATCTAAGTCAGTAGGTCGAACACGTAAGCACTACAATATTGATGATGGTTCGAGCTATATATTTAATAGGTATTAATTATGGCTGAACAAGGTAGCGTTACCACTAGTTTCGTAGCAGGTAAAACACCGCAAAGAATGAAGGGTCGTTACGATCACCCTTTGTATGTTAGTGGTGCAGAAGAATTATTAAATGTAATCGCTACCCCAGGCGGTTCATTAATTCGCAGACCAGGTTGTGAAACAATTATAGACACAGGTACGATAGCTTACAGTAGCCGTATGATACCTTTTCACGACCCTAATAACAATGGTGCATTAATATTTTTTGAGCCAGATAACAATGTAAAAGTTTATCAAAATGATGTGCAAGTTTTAAATGTCGCTCACAATATTCCAAATGGTCTTGTACCAATAGATGAGATGGATTATGTGCAGGTACGTGATTACATATTTTTTACGCATAAAACCTTTGCACCAAAAATGATCGTTAAAGAACGAATAGAAACTTTAGAAGGCAATGGTACTCTAACTGAATTTGATTACCCTTATGTAGTAGTTGATACAACTGATATAGAAGTTAGAGTAGATGATGTTCTAAAAACATTGACAACTGATTATACGATTACAACTTTTGATAAAGTTGATGGTCAATTTGAAGGTATTAGAATTACTTTTGTAACAGCTCCTACAAATGGTGCTGTAGTAGAGATTAAGCGCAAATGGAGTTTTCATAATTACCCAAACTTAGATGGCCCCTGGGAAAGAGAGAACACTGATAACACATTAAAAGTTGCAGTACATAGTGCAGCTAGTGGTAGTGCTGACGAGGGTTATTACGGTACAGCAATTTTAAAAGGTGTAACCAGAAAGGGTGGTGCATTAAAAGCTTGGCTAAACGATTCATGGGTTGGTCGCCAGATGCGAGTTTGGAGTGATGAGTCAAATGAAGAACAATATGCAACAATCACTTTTGATAGTATAAACATTTCTAAAACTAACTATAATGTTACTATTTCAGAAACGCATAGAATAGCAGATTTATCTACAACATCAGCAACGTATGCACCACGTACAAAGCGTTGGGCATTAGCTGCTTGGTATGAGGGACAGTATCCAGAAGTGGTTGGTGTACATCAAGATAGCTTATGGTTTGGTCGTGGTAATGATAGATGGAAGACAATATCAGGAAGTTTATTTACATTTAGTCCAAGTCTACCTGACGATCAAGGCGTTTATCAAATAACAGCAGATTCAGGAATTTCAATTACAGGAAGCGATCCTGTATCTACTAACCCTTCATGGTTATTTGGTGATAAAGTTTTGTTTTCTGCTACTAACGCAGCACAAATGATTATTCAAGGCGGATCAACTTTCGGTGCTATCGCTCCTAGCACCGTTTCTATTTTGAAGCAAAGTACAATAGGTGCTGCAAAGATTAAACCAGTTGCAAGAAATGATTTATATTTTGTTGATAACTATAGGCAAAACATATATAAATTTGAATATAAATTTCAAAGATCATCATTTGTCGCTGACAAAATAAACCAATATGACGATTTACTTTTTGAAAAGTACATTAGAAAAATGTGTTTAATCAAACAGCCTTTTCACATGCTTTGGTGTTTAATGGAAGATTTTAGTTTGGTGTGCTTAACCATCAATGAGACTGATAATGTTTTTGCACCTACTGTATTTACTGGGTTGCAAGCAATAGATATTACAGTTATAGAGCAATCAGATGGAACAGAAGATATTTATATTTTAACGAACGAGGGTAAGTTAGCTAAGTTTGGTGATTTCATCACAGCAGAAGGTGAGCGTAATTTAAGAGTGAATATTGGTAGCGAACCTCTTTTAATACTACCAAGTGGTTCTTATTACTTGAGAAACAATACACTTGATTCTAAAAGAGAGTTCTTAACAGATTTTGCAACAAGTTACAACGGTGGCACATCTATTGATTTAAACACAATTTTAAGCACTCAGGTTGTAGTTGATGATAGTAATTATGAAAACTGGAAATATAGCTCTACAAGTAAAACGGTAACACCTACCAATAAATATGAAGTTGGTACACCTTTTAGCGTAGGGATTACAACCAATCAGATTAATACAGTACAAGGTAGTTTAACGGATATAAACCGCAGTAAGAAATTGAAGAAAGCTTATTTCAATTTAGATAAAACATTGAACTTTAAAGTTAAAGAAGTAGATAATAGTGATTATGAAGAAGTTAAGATTCGTGAGGGGCTAAGTGATTTATCTGAACCACCAGCAACTTACACAGGGTTAAAGAAGTTCAACTTACATGGTAATAAGAAAACATCAGTACAGTTACAATTTACTCAAGATGAGTCAGTACCATTTACGTTAAACTCTATAGTCTATGAGTACGAAATATAGAGTAAGGTTTGCTAGTAAAGAAGATATCTTGTTTACAAGACAACAGAAATTTATTTATCGGTGTAATATTGAGCCGTATGTTTCTTTGTACTTAACAGATGGTAAAGAGTACGTTTTATTAACTTACTTTATGCGTAGTTGTACTTTAAGTTTTATCAAAAACGCAGAGCTTGATCGTGGTTTTGCTTTATACGTGGCACGTACTTGTCGGAATGTTCTACAAGAATTTAACGAAAAAGTTTACGCATGGGTGTCAAAAAAGGATTTAAGGGCTAATAAATTTATACAGTTCTTAGGTTTTAGTCCTGTTTTTGAGAAAAAGGGTTATTATAAATATATATGGCAGTAGCAACAGCAGCACTAGCAGCAGTAGCAGCAGTAGGCAATATAATTGGCGGCATAAGGAGAGGCGTTCAAGCAAGACGAAACGCTAAGTTTATGCGCTTGGTTTTACAAGAGCAAAGAAAAATAAATGACAGTTTATATGCAAGAAAGATCAGGCAAGAAGTTGGTTCAGATTTAGTTAGTGCAGCCGCTCGTGGTGTTGCACAAACAGGCACTACACTAGATACAGTGTTTAATGAAGCATTTAGTTTACAACAGCAAAGAGTTATTAAGAATAAAGAATTAGCTTTAAGTGCGCTTAGGGCAGAAATGGAAGGTTCTCAATTTGCACAATCTGCATTTGCACAAGGGTTAGGTGGTGCATTGCAATCAGGTTATACAGGTTTCAAAGCTTATCAAGAGCAAAAAATGATAGAACAAGCGCAAGCAGATAGAGGTAGTTTATAAGATGGCAGGAAGACCAGGGACAGATATATTTCAAGCGATCGGGCAAGTAGCAGGTGGTGTAGCAAGACAAGAACTATCTGACTTGCAGCAGTTACGCAGGCAAGAAGAAGCTTTAACTGCTATTGAATTATCAAATCAATTTGATACTGATAGCAATAACTGGTTAATAGATAAAGACGAAAACTATACTTATGATGGTAACTTAACGGCTGATGCTGAAAGATATTTTAATGAGCGTGAAAATGCTTTAATAAACGGCTTGCAGAGTAAGAATGTGCAAAGGCAAATGAAAGGTGCATTATCAAGAAGCAAAAAAAATTTTTTAAACAAAGCACAGGCACTAGAAGCAACAAAGCATTTAGATTATCAAAAGACTTTATGGTCAACTGGTGAACAAAATGCAGCTTCGCAGATACAAGCAAACAAGGGTGATCTAAGTATATTGCAAGAGCAAATAGCAATATTTGAAACTAATAAAGAAGATTACACAGATCCAGTTAGACAAAAATTATTACCAGCAACAAAAGGTGATTTATCTAAATTAACTTTAGATAGTCGAATGAACGATATTGAGCTACGTATCGCAAAGGGTGAGCTAAGTCCAGAAGATGCTTTAACCGACATAGAAATATATGAACAATCAATACTTAGACAAGCTAGTGTGTATGGTTTAGATGCAGATGATGTTCGTATTTATGGTGATAAGATTGCAACATTTAAAAAGTCATTACTGACTAAAGGTGCTAAAGCTTACAAAAACTCTATTAACACTCAAGTAGAGTCTTTTGAGAATTTAATAAACAATGGTCAAGAGTCGCCATACAATCCAAGTTATTTATCTTTAAAGCAACAACAAATTGCACTTGACCCAGAAAAAGCAGCAGAAAAAAGTAAAGACTATGCTGTTCTTGTTGGTAATTATAACGCTACTACATTAGCTAGTAATGGTGATATAGAAGAATTAACTCAATATCAAAATGAATTACAGCAACAATACAGAAGTTCTAAGGGCAAAGTAAGTCCAGTAGAAGAAGATATTTTATTTACTAACTACACAGTAGCGCAAGAAAAATTAAGAGAAGCAAATAAATTAATAAGAACCAATCAAGGTGAGCTTTTTAAAGATAGTGAAACTGCAAAGAGTGTATTAAGGCAAGAGGGGGTTGTAGGATATTTTAATTGGGCCGCAGCTAAATCAAATGAGTATGCACCTTTGCATAACTTTAGACCTCTTACACCAAACATGATTGAAGACATTAGCTTGCAAATTCAATCAACAGCAGCATCAGGTGATTTTGCTTTACTTAGACAAACAATGACAAGCCTAGTAGATACTTTTGATGAACCAATAATGGCTTACGGTAATGTTAGTGGTGCTAAGATTTTAAAAGATAATTTATTGTATCACTTTGCACAAAAAGCAAGTTCTAACAAGGCTGACAAAGACCCTTTTAGTTTAGATGAAAAGTACACAATGTTGTTGCCATACAGCAAAGAATTAACTCCTATTGAATTTGACCAATCAATTAGGTATCTATCAGCAGAAACACCTTTACTTGATAAAGACGTGCAAGAAAAAAATACTATTCAAGAAGGTATCGCAAAAGAAATTATCCCATTTTTACAAGCAAGAAACGGTAGAAGTGATGTATTGTTTCCACCAGAACTTGCCTTGCAACCTTTATTAACAGAAATAGCTTATGGTCATTATGAGCTTAGTAGAAAAAGAAATGCTAAGGATAGTGCGAAATGGGCTATTGAAACATTTTTAAAACGAGATACAAAAGTAGTTAATACTGGAATGGGTGAGACAGTTGTATCAAAAGATATCAGTAGAGATGTTTTATTGGTTTTACAAAGTAGGCAGGGTACAGGTAATTTTGCATTACAAGAATTAACAAAGAAAAATCCAGATGTAGAGTTTGCAGACGTTTATCAAATTGAGGGCTATGACATAAGCGGTAAGGTATTTAAAAAAGCAATAGAAAACAATTCACAATTAGTAGATGTAGGTAGCGATAAATATCAGCTTTACGTAGGTTTTCAAGATCAAAGACTTCCTTTATTAGAGAAAGGTACAAAGACACCAGTCATTTTTTCTAAAGAAGAAATTGAAAAATATAAAAGAGAAGTAAGGTCAAAACAAACTTTTGGTGCTGGTGGAATGTTGTAAAAGATGAAAAACCCTTTACTAGATGTAACAACTTATACAGATAGAGAGATACAAACTCGTGGTGATTTATTAGACTTACCGCCATCAATGGAACTTGGTGCAGTACATGGCCAAGTTGCTGATGAGTCAATCAATACATCTATTGTAAACTTTGCTAAAAAACAAGTAGCAAAGGTTACTGAGCAAAAGATTAGTGTAGAAGAAGCTAACAAACAATATGGTATTAAGGGTTTAGTAGAATTTGATGAACCACAATACCCAAGCGTTGCACAAAGGATACAAAAAAACAAAGTACAACAAGCACAAAGACAAGCAATCTTACAGCAAGATTCTTTTGATAATAATGTAGGCTCAGTTATTGGAATGGGTGCAGTAGGCATAGGTACTGGTCTTGCAATGGATCCGACTGTATTACTAGCATTTGCAACACCAGTAGGAGTTGCAGCAGGTGGTCGTTTATTAACATCTATATCTGTGCCACAAAAAATGAAAAATTTTGCAGGTGCAGTACAAGCAATAACAAAGACTAAGGGGATACAAAATGCTATTCGTTTAGCAGATAAAGCAACAACACTAAAAACTACTTTTGGTACTGGTGCATTAAGAACAGGGTTAGCAGTAGGAGCAGAGTTTGCGGTTACTGAACCATTTGCATATTGGAACGCACAAGAGAATGGCTATGACTATGATGTATTAATGAACACAGGTTTTGCACTAGGTTTAACAGGTGCAGCAGCAGGTATCGGTGGTTATTTATTTAAAAATGCTGTTAAGGCAGATTTAAAAAGTTTTAAAGGTATAACAGAATTTACATCTTCATTTTCAAAAGCAGCAGTAGCCGCAAAGAGTGCAACGCCATTAATAGGTTATCGTGTAGCAAGCACTTTAGAAATGGTTGATAATGCAGTAGCAAAAAACATATTATCAGAAAATATTTATGCACAATTAATGGCAAAAGCAACTGACGACTTAGTTACAGGTCGACCGTTAGAAACAGATTTTATTCTTGCAGCAATGAGAGTTGACCAAACAGGTAGAGTTACCAAAAGGTTTTATGACGAATTAATATCTGGTGAGTTAGATAAATTTTTAACAGATAGTCAAAAACAATATTTCTTAAATAGCCGTTTTATAGATGAAGACCTTGTGGAAACCACAAACTTTAAAAAGTTTATTACTCAAGATCTAGGTGCTTTAGACAATTACGCTAGAAATGCAGATGATGTTACATTAGCTAGGCAATTAAATTTAGAGGGAGCAACTCCTAAAAAAATCAATGCACGTATAAGCAGTGTGGCAAAATTACAAAACAGTGTTCAAAAAGAATTAGCGCAAGTTTTAGACAACATTAAATTACTTGAAACACAAATAGGAGTAGGTACTGCAAAAGCAAAAAGACTTGCTAAACAAAATTTAGAAAAACTTGTTACTAAAAGAGATGAGCTTTATAAGCAAGTAAACGATTTTGATTTAGAGTTACAAAAGACACAAACCTTACAGCGACAAGTTTTAGTAGATGAGCTTGAGTTATATTTCGATCAAGCAAAACTTAAGACTGTAAAAGAATTAGATTATAATGATTTTAAAAATGAAGTTTTAGAAATTGCTAATAGATTAAAAAACAAAAAATATCCAAGCATAGATAAGTTTGGTACTTTAACAGAAGACACCAAAGTAGACATAGCAAGATTGTTTTATTTAATGAAACCAGAAGATGTTTATGGTTTATCAATAAAAGATTTAGCTAAAAACATTGATGAGTTAGATACATTTGATGCTTTTCAAAAACATAACTTTAGATCACAAGTTGAAGAAATGCCTTATGAGCAAGCTGAAAGTATTTTAAAAGAAAATATTGCAGATGTTGATACACCAGTTGCAAGAAAACTAGATGAGATTCTATCAAAACCAGAAGCACAAAAAGCTCCAGAGTTAAAAATAGAAGATTTAGATAGAGAAGTTGAAGATTTAAAATTGCAGGTATCACCAGAAAGTTTGAAAGATTTTGAAGCAGTATCAAAACAGATTGATGATGAAGTTATAAACCAAGAAAAAATATTTGATGGTTTAATTCAATGTAGATTAAAGGGAGCTTTATAATGGCAGATTGTATTGATGAAGTATTAGAGTCAGTAGGCGAAACTAATATTAAACGAAAAGATGCTATTGAAATGCTTACTGAATATGAAAAGCATTTAGAGGCACAAAAAGCTACTGGTGATCTTACTAAATTAGATTTAACTGGTGATGAACAATTTGCTAGACATCTAGCAAAAAGAGCTTCACAAAGAAAATATAGCTGGTTAAAAGATAAAGTAACACTAGAAAAACAATTTAACTTAATGGATTTTAAAGATGGTAAAACTATCCGCTCAAGTTTTGATGAAATTAATTCAACAGCACAAAGACGTATAACTAGTAACGTAGAAATATTAGATGCACAATTTACTAAATCATTAAACGCAGAAGATAGATTATTGTGGAAAGCAAACAAATTTGATGAAGAACAAACAACAAAATTCGTAGGTCAAATGATGACACTTGATGAAACCAAGATGCTAAAGATATCTCAAATAGAGGGCAGGTTTCACCCTGAGTTTAGAATTGCAGAAGCCATATCAAAGCTATATAAAGACATACACCTACAAAAAAATAACTATGGTGCAAACACAGGTTTTTTAGAAGGCTATATTGGTCGTAATAATTACGATCAAGTTAAGTATGCTTCTCCTGAAGTAATTGCAGAATTTAAAAAAGATGCTCTAGAAAGATTTAATTTTGGTGAGATGTATATTGGTGATAAAACACAAGAAGGTTTTATTGACCAGATGATAAATAAAATTCGTAATGGTCTTTGGGAAAACGAATTAGATGAATTAACTTTTTATGATGAAATAGCCGAGGCACAAAATAAAATTAAAAACTTCACTCAAGGTAGTATCGCAGAAAGATTAGGTAAGCAAAGAGTCGTACAAATGAAACCAGAAGATGCTTTATACATGCAGAAAAAATATGGCTCAGGTAATTTAAAAAATATTGTTGCTACTGAAATAAATAGCTGGGGTCGTGCTAAAGGATTAATTGAGTCATTCGGTAGTAACCCTGATAAAAACTACGATATATTAGTAAACAGGATAGTAGATAACAGTCTTGATATTGGTGGCAAAGGATTTCACCCTGTTGCAAAAAGAGGATTAGGTTACAAGGATTATTTACTTGGACGCTTAAAAAATCCATCAGGACACTTAGCTAGTAGAGTTTTTAACAGTATGAGAACTTTTATGTCGGCATTGCATTTAGGGCAAGGTGTTGTTACAGCACTTGCCGATATTGCTACACCAGGGTTACGTAAAAGCCACTTGATGATGGAAAAAAGCATAGGTGGTAATTTAGCTATCATGGGAGAAAGTTTAGCTGAGCAATTAGGTATGCTAGTTGGGCAATATGGAGATGATGTAGCAAAGCGGATTGTTAAAGTAGAGCTAGAGTATTTAGAAGATTCTTTTTTAGATTTAGTTAGAGAGAGCCGTTTTGGTGGTGATGTTGTGGGTATTGATGGTAAAGGTCGTACTACTGGTGGTGCGTACACTATGCTTAACCTAGTTGATGATGCACACGATACTATCAATAAATTTAATTTTATTGATAAGTGGACTCAGACTGCTATTCGTAGACAGTATGCACCAATAGCACGTGAGTTTGGTGAGTTTGCAGATAAAAGTTTTGATGAGCTACATGATGCAATGCAAGCACAATTAAAGCGACATGGCTTAGTAGAAGATTGGGATATAATCAGAAGCCGAGTTATTGCAAGTGAAGATGGTAGAAAGTACGTAGACCCTAAAGCATTTAGTGAAATAGAACTTGATGAAATAGCAAAATTTTATCCTGACTTACAAGCAACTAGAAGCTTACAAAATAAAAAATCAGAATTAGATTCATTATTTAGAGCAGCATTTGCAAAAGAAGCGGAGCATAGAGTTTTAATGCCTGATTTAACCACAAGTGCTAATGTAGCTTTTCGTTTTCAACGTGGAAATATTGCACATGAAATTGCTATGAGTGCTTTTCAGTTTAAATCCTACAGTTTTGCTTTATGGAAAAAATTAATTTTACCAGCTTTTTCAGATGGTGGACTTGCACCAATAGCGGCATTTACAGCATTTAGCATGGGTACAAATATGTTAATAACTTGGCTTACAGACTTTTTGAACAATAGATCACCAAGACCATTTTTTAATACAGAAGACCCAGAAGTAGGTTTAAGGAATTGGAGTGCATTAGTTACAAGAGCAGTTGGTTATCCGTTTGCAGACGAATTGATTGGTAAAACTTTAGCAGGTGAATTTAGATCAGCAGACTTAGTGTCAATCGCTGGGCCAATGCTAGGTGATACTGTTAGAACATTTGGTAATTTATCAGGGGTAGCTAAAGGTCTTAAAGACGGTGATACAGATAAGATATCTAAAAATGCTTTTAAATTAGCACTTGGTTCACCAGTAGTAGGTGCAGGAATGAAAGGCGTTTTATTTCTTAGGCCACTTACAAATTTGTGGCAAGATACGGTACTGGAACAATTTTCACCAGGGCATTTAAGACAAAGAGAGAAATACAAAGAACAGCAAGGATCAGAAAGTATTATTGATTTACAATACCTCTGATAAAATATAATTATGGTAATAACCAATACAGCAAAAGAAAATACTTATACTGGAAATGGAAGCCTTGCTTCATACAGTTTAACAATACCTTTTTTTGACACAGCAGACGTTAAAGCCAAATTAGATGGTGTGGTAACAACAGCGTTTACAGTAACACCAGGGACTTTGGTAGATGGGCACTATAACAATGGTACAGTTGTATTTACTACTGCACCTGCAAATGGCGTTGCCATACTATTATATTGCGATACTCCTGCAAAACAAGAGGACGTAGATGCAGGTGCTACTAACAGTATTGACGTAGAAGATGTAGAGCAAGCATTAGATAGATCAGCCTTAATCGCTAGAGATACAAGAAGAATTAATGAAGCGAGTGCTACAGAAGCAGCCGCAAGTGCAGCCGCAGCAGCTACATCAGAAAGTAATGCAGCTACATCAGCAGCAACAGCAAGTGCAAAAGCTACAGAAGCGGCTAC